CGCTATTGCGCTGTAAATATCCCTTGAGTTGTATGTTGCAACAAGCCCATTTTCTTTATACGTCTTCGGTATTGTTTTGCAATTTTCACCCCAAGTTCCTGATATTGCAGTAATTGCACCTCCATTTGAAAAATGGCAACCTACAACTGGTTCAGGACGACCTATGGAAAACACAATATTTGACTTCTTATCAGTTGGAGTTGCGGTGTTCAAAATATTCAGGGTACCGTCATTTCCAAAGTGTAAAATTTTTTGTCCACCCATGTTGTAACTGGTATTTTCTTCAAATTGCGTGTCTATAACTGGATTCAAGTCAATTCCTAGTCCTGCACTCATGGCGCTCTCAATGGGTCCCGGATGAATGTAGCATTTATTTCCAGTATATGCAAATATCGGCATGCCTTTATCTTCTGCACGTTTCATACACGCTTCATAGTCACCGCCCCTTACATCTCTTTGTAGTTCGTACCCGGTGGTTGATACCGGATTGATGTTGAACGTGCCTTTATAAGTTGAACCCGTTGCTTTGCTCGGATACACCACTTCCACGTTTATACCTTCATTTCCGCATGCCGGCAGTAAATTGCCTTGCGCCATTTTTTTAGTGCTGCCAACGAAAACGGATGGTTCGTTTACAGCGTTTCCCGATTGGTCGAATGGAGCGCCAACATAGTTTTTGTTACCACTTGAATCGTATGTAAACCCACTTGGAAGCGCTTCTGGCGTTACCCGAATGGGGCAACCAAATTTACCGGAGGTTTGAGACATTAAAGCGTCACTTTCCCACGGTTTAAAAAGTCCTTTGTCGGTTATATATCCGTTCACAGTAACCGCATTTCCTCCGGCACCAACTACTTTTTTTGAGACGCTCATATTTTGGCCCGCAAATTTGTGTTTATCGCGTCCGCTAGTTGCAGCTAAAAACTTTGCCGCATTCGCGGTTTGTAAATTTCGAGCTTTTCTAACCGCGTTTATTGCACCTTGCAATCCGCTGTCATCCTCAGCGTACTCACGTTCAAGTCCAGAAAGTTGCCGAGCGCGACGAATACTTTCAGCAACGGGGTCTTCTACTTTTACTTCGCTCGGCCCTTTACGACATGACTGTGCAAATACGGGCATTTAGATTGAAATAATCAAACAAATAAATAATAATATCGTTATCGTTATATTATATTTTTATTTATTTATAAAATCACTAAAATGAAATGACATTCACTTTTTCTTTTAGAGTGTCATAATAAAGTGTAACTGTCATACCATACCGTGACATTGTTACATTAACACTACTGGAAGACGCCCTCGTTGTGATGTCATTTACGTACTTTACAATTTCGTCGCGGTTCTTGGTAAACAGTGACTGCATCACTTCCGTATAGTGCTTTCGGGTCGTGTCTGGCAAAATAATGTACTTTCCGAACTCGCGCTCGTCTAACAGTTTACACATTGCAAACTCAATATTTTTGTACTCAATAATGCGATGATACGACTCGCAGTCGGAGTGTTCTAACGTAAGTCCGGGCTCGTGCAACATGGGAGTTGCATCCATAATCGAAATCATCGTCAGCAGAATCGATTTCAGGGTCACGCATCCGGTCCACTGGTCCCCTCGCCAATTTCCTAAAATAGACAAGCACACATACCCATTTTTATAGAAGTTGGGATGCATTCGCGTCGTTCCGTCATTCGACAGAAACTTTACTTTGGGCGGTTTGTGCGGATAATCCGGTGGAAACGTTACTTTAAAAAAGTAGTACCCCCCATAATAAAGCGTCCCGGGCTGACCGTATAACATGGCGTATCCGGTTAAAATGTCTTCATCGTCGTGCACATAATGAATTCCGTCTCCGTGCAACGGAAATCGCATCATTTCACGAACATCGCTTAAAATTCGCATTGCCGCATCTTTTGTAACATGAACCACTTCTTCTACTGTTGTGTCCACTGCCGCAGCCATATGTATGTATGTAAACCTAAATATGTCATAGTCTCATACTACTGACATGCTTTTAACTGGATTTTTTTGGAATGTATTATTTATTTATTGCGTTTAAGGGTCTTTGTTGCGTTTGTCTTTGTTCTTGTCTTTGTCTTTGTTATTGATACCGGACCCGTTTTTGTTTTCAACTTAGAAACTGCTTCGCCGTCTATATCATCTACATTATCTACACTATATGTCAAACTTGAAGGATATAAATTTGTAGTAATTGTACTTACGCTTGTGCGCATTTTCCTGTTTTTTCGGCTTATTAGTTTGTGTTTAAAGTTCGACTTACGCATTCTTATTTTTTTGACACGCGTTTTAAGGTGCTCAAACGGAACATATCGTAAAAACAATTTTTGATACTCGGGGTTATGCTTGTCATTTTTTAGTTCCTGGAACTTGGCAGCTTTATCTCTTCGAAGCATCTCCAACGTTTCTTGTTTGCCGTAACATGTTCTACCAAACCGTTTTAAAATACCAGTTTGAATTAGTCGGTTCTTGTTTTGAATGTAAAATAAAATACCGGCCAAACACAGTAGCCTATCGCGGTTATAATAGTAGCGCTTTGCATACGAAAATGCAATGTAAAACATCAACATGGTATCAATACTCGCAATTTTAATGATATGGTCATTCAACTTGATTGTGTTGTAACTGTGGCACGCAGTAGGTTTGTATATCAACGCCACAACTGCGCCATCAACCGCAACTTTGAAATGGTCGTGCACAATTTCACCAATTGCTGGCATTTTTTCAATTGTAACAACATCGATACCATTTGATTTTAACGTCATACGAATCAAGGTTGCCAGTTCTTGCGGGTTGTTTGATAACACATCATATTCTTGGCTAATTGACAGTTTATGGCGTTCATTTTTTGGTAAGTACCGACTGTATAACACGTCGGCAAATCCTCCAATAAATACAACATCACTGTTCAAAAGCACATTACGAGTAATTTCATAGGCTTTTTTATTCACGTGATGATTTGAACCTTCTGAAAAAGAAGAAGAAGAAGAAGAAGACAAAGATTTAGAGCTTTTGGTGTCTGTATTTGGTCGCACTGAAATTCTTGAACAGTTTACCAGTTTCATCGGATACACCTTATTCAAAAGCGTGAGCCGTTTCAATACTTTTTCCCATCTTGAAACATCACCTTCAGGCCGAGACAGTTCAAGATACATGGCCATTCTCAAAAAATTAGTGGGTGCGTACCGAATGCCGTGTTTGATATACGACTTTGCAGAAAGCACGCTAAAAAGCGAGTCGTCCATTTGAGTAATGTCTGCAACCGGCATAAAGTTCACAAACACTTTGAAGGTGCCCGGATGCGACCCCGATTTGGCTTCCACTTCATTGTACCCCATTTTAAGAAAAATGTCGGCCAGCTCTTTCGCATCTTCCAGCGCAGAAGGCGAGTAAAAATCGTAGTCCGGAACTTCAATGTCGTTGTTGTAGAACCGGTATTTTTCAGGCAGAATCGAATTAATCGCGGTTCCACCATAACACACCAATTTTTTATCACGTAAAAACTGTTCAAGACGGCCAATGATTCTTTTAACTTCCGGCGACTGCGCCACCTTTTTACCCATCCGCGATTCTATTTTGTCAACCGCATTTCTTAATATTTCAATTTCCTTTTCTTCTATTTTTTTAATTGAAATTGAAGTATTCGAACCCTTTAACATTTTGGTTGATTTTGGTTTGATAATATTAATATTATCAATATTATTAATATTATTATTACTTTATTTACTAAAAAAACATTTACATGATTATACTATCCTAATTATATATTAACCAATTCTAACCGTGGTTCCCGCCGAAGTTTGAGCCGTCTTGGCAGATGCCAACGTTTCGGTTGGATTGACTGCCGTGGGCTCCTTCAACACGATTGGCACGTATCGAAGCTCGGGAGGTTTCAGTACAAACGCGCTCCCAGCGTCATTAAAATCTTTGATATACGCTTTAACGTTTGCATCTTGGCTTTGAAATGCCATCGCCACCAGTTGACACCCTTCATTGCGTGCAGTTGTGGATGAGTACAAGTTTTCTGAACGCGTGGCCCGTTCCGGTACAATGTATTTTATTGTTTTTTTTGCAGATTCTTTCGAATCTGGTTTGACGTTGTCGTTTATGAATGTGAATGTGTGCTTGTTGTAGCCTGCGGTAAACGTCATATTGACGTACTCGTAAAGTGGCGTGCGTTTATATATTTCACGAGTATTCACTTTGTCCGACCCCGGCGTTTCGTCGATCATGATGACAACCTTTCCCATAAAATTTGTCAGTTTGATTTTACCCAAGTCTTCTCCGTTGAACGAGTACGAAAACCGGGGGTCCAACAGTTTTGACCCCAGTTTGTCTTTGATTATCGTTGCAATTTTTTCGTATATCATAACGTTTCGACTTTTAACTCGAAGACACAAAAACAAGGGGTCGTTCGAATTTGGACACCCTTCTTCAATCCCTGTTTTTTCGTTTGGTCTATATGAACTGAATGCGTATTTGTTTATCGTGTCAATTGCATCCACAAACGGCACAAAGTTGTACGTTTCTTTCATTGAAAATTCGGGCCTAGACGACGCCGCAACTACCGGGTTGCCGTCCACCGAATATATTTCAAAATCTAAAACGCGTGCGCCTTGACTTATTACACAGCGCAATGCGTCGGTTGAAACGAAATCGGATGCGTAGTCCCCTCCGCAGCAACAGTTGTACGCCGTCATAATGTAATAGTCTCGCAACAAGTAACCGTATCTATCATCGAAGTCATTAATACTGCTAAGCGACTTTTTTTCGGCTGCATAGTACGATTGCATTGTACTGTCATTACGACTTTTTTTACCGTAGTTCCAAGCCCATGTATACATGATAATCACTATCACTGCAACAGTTACTGCTAATCCTCCCATATGTGCGACATTCGGTGAAACTTTTACACTACTTATTGCAGTTGCTGCAGCGGGTACGGGTACTTTTGCCATTTATGTATTATGTATTAACTATTGTTTTAGGATTCGATATATTTATGCGTACGCTATATTATATTAACAAAAAAACAAAATAAAATATATTTTAGAAGGGCAATAAGTAATTCATAATCATATTGTTGTTATTTTTTTTTTGAATGCCGGGCGGATTACTAAACATCATTGCTTACGGCAACCAAAACACCATTCTCAACGGAAACCCGAAAAAATCGTTCTTTAAAACAACTTATAAAAAATACACAAACTTCGGTCTTCAAAAATTCAGAATTGATTTTGACGGGCAGCGCAAGCTTCGCATGTCGGAAGAATCCAAGTTCACGTTTTACATGCCTCGGTATGCCGAGCTTCTCATGGATACTTATATTTGTGTAACGCTTCCCACCATTTGGAGCCCTATATACCCGCCTAAAACCGAAAAAGATAAGTGGGCGCCATACGAGTTCAAATGGATAAAACACCTGGGAACACACATGATTAAAGACATTACCGTGTCCGTCGGCGGGCAAATTCTACAAAAGTTCTCCGGCAGCTACCTGCTGTCCATGATGCAGCGCGACTATCCCGCCGAAAAGCGCGACTTATACGACCAAATGACCGGCAACGTGCCCGAACTCAATGACCCGGGCTGTTGTGGCGCGCGCGTCAATCAGTACCCCAACGCGTACTACACGCCCAGCACCCGCGGTGCAGAACCCTCCATTCGTGGTCGAAAAATATACATTCCTATCAACACGTGGTTCACCACCAGCAGCCAAATGGCGTTTCCGCTGGTGTGTTTACAGTACAACACGCTGCAAATCGATGTCACACTTCGTCCCGTGAAAGAGCTCTACGTCATTCGAGACGTGACAGACCCCGACAACGAGTGGCCGTACGTGCAGTCCAACTACACTCTGAACGAGCACCAATTTTACCGGTTTCTGCAAACACCGCCAGATGTGGAGCTGGGTCCGTCGTCCTACACGGACACGCGAACCGACTGGAACGCGGACGTGCACATGATTGCCACCTACGGCTTTTTATCCGCCGAAGAAACCGCCGCATTCGCCGCAAATGAACAAAAGTATTTGATAAAAGGCATTTATGAGTGGGAATTCAAGGACGTGACGGGAAACACGCGCGTCAAACTGGAAAACACGCTGGGCATGGTTTCCAGCTGGATGTTCTTTTTCCGTCGCAGCGATGCATTTTTGCGCAACGAATGGAGCAACTACACCAACTGGCCGTACGAGTATTTGCCGCACGACATTGAACCGGCGGAGTACGGCTACACCGCCGACCGCCAAGCCACAGAGGGATGGAAGCCATTACAAGTGTCTGCGAATACTGGTCAGCCGCTGACGTCGCGAACGCCGTACACGCTGGGTCCAGGGCGAAACCCGTGCATGGACGAAGCCGGACGACTTGAATCGCACACCAACAGCAACCGTCGTACGGGGTATTATACGACGGGACTGTTTGAGCCCGAGAACCAAAAAGAGATTCTGAACACAATGGGAATTATCTTCAACGGAAAATATCGAGAGAATATTTTCGATGCGGGTATTTACAATTATGTGGAAAAGTATGTGCGCACCAACGGGAACCCGCCGCCTGGATTGTACTGTTACAATTTTTGCTTGAACACTGACCCTACCGAGTTGCAGCCGTCGGGCGCCGTCAATATGAGCAAGTTCACACAAGTTGAACTCGAACTGTCCACCATATACCCGTCGCTAGACCCGAACGCGTCGTTTCACATGATTTGTGACCCTACAACGGGACTGCCTATCGGTGTCAACAAAACCAATTGGCGCATTTACAACTATATGTTTGATTTGGTTCTCATTGAAGAACGGTACAACGTGCTGACCTTCGTGTCAGGAAATTGCGGCCTCATGTATGCCCGGTAGCGTAGTTGCCAGTAATGTGTATTTTCAGTCGAATTCGTATTTCAGGAACCGGTTCACTTACCGCATCGGGACCGTCGAACAGAATGTTATTCTCAACGTAACTTTTGTTAGGGTCCAACAAATTATTATCAAACGCATTATAGTATGCGTCTGCATCCTTGCTGTCATATCTATTGTATGAACTTTCACCGGTTATTCTAATAAAAGACGGCGACATCGTGCTATATGTGTGTAAGTGCGTAGGATACAGTTTATGAAAAATGGTTGGAACAACGTTTGATAACGGTTCATGAATGTTTCGTATAGTTACGTCATAACATGAATGGGTTGGATGGTCCAAATAAAATGTTACTTTTTTTCGCATGGGCACTTGTTATTGTGTGACATAAATATAAATTTTAAGTCATTTGAAATTTATATTATTATCGGCTTACTCGGCACGTGAACCGGGGTGGGGGTAGCCCTTTTCTTCCATACACACTGCGTTTGCATATGGCAATTGAATCTTCGTATGCGTGTAAATCTCTCGTTTTACTTGTGGCATTTCCTTTGTACAGCGCGTTTACGCATTTACACATTTTATCGTGTAAAATATGTTTTGTTTGTGCGCGAAGCGTTACCAACGGTGCTCCGCGAATCGCTGGTTTTTTATAAAAACGAAGTATTCGTTCACATTTACGACGCGTCAATTGTTGCGGCATACAATTACAATATTCCTAAATTTAAATTATATAAAAACTTATTTTGAAAATTGACAGTTTTTTAATCTTTAATAATATAACAAGGTTTTTAACAAACAAATGCATTCTCAGGTTTCTGGGCACGAGCTGGACATTTCGCGTATTGCGGTGTTCGACATGGACGAAACCCTGGGTTCATTTGCGGATTTCAGTAGGTTCATTTACATTTTGGCGCGAGTTTTGAAGCCGTTTGACACGAATAAAATCATTCAAGAAAACTTCAACGCAATCATGGACCTTTACCCGGAAGTGCTGCGACCAAAAATAATGGATGTTATGCGCTTCCTCGTTGAAATGAAGCGCTTGCACAAGTGCAAACACGTGATGATATACACCAATAATACAGGGCCGCGCGAATGGATTGATGGAATCAAAAATTATTTCAACTACAAGAGCGGATTTCCCATATTTGACCGCGTCATTGGAGCGTTCAAACGTCCCAACGGTGAAGTAGTTGAAGTAAAACGCACCAGTCACAATAAAACGTACAGCGACTTTGTACGGTGCAGTAACCTAGAAGGCGAATTCGAAGTGTTTTTTGTAGACGACCGGGCGCATCCCGGAATGCACACTAAAAATGTCTATGTCATTGAAGTAAAACCGTATGAACGCCAAATACCGCAGTCGGTTTTCATAAAACGGTTCATGTCTAGCCAACTATTTAGGTCGTTGGGGATTCCTAAATCAGCGGCTGCTAAATTAGAAGCGGCAGCTGAAGCGGAAGATGCTGCCGAGAAAAACATGATACTACCGTATACGGATGATGAACGCGAGGTTGATACTGTGGTGGGCGAAACCATACTCGAAAAAATACGCTGGTTTTTTAACCAGCATTCGCATTCGCTAGAACAAGTTTCACTACACCCAAATTATTCAAAAAAAAGTTTACGCAGGGGCGGACACAAAGCAGCCAAACGCACAAAACGACGAACCCGCTAAACTTTGAGCGGTATTGATTTCAATGACTCCATGTTGAATGGACTATTCTTCAGCGGATTTTTTATTTGGCGCAATACGTGAGTATACACGATGGACGTGAACGATGTAGTGAGTAATAAAAAGATGGCTGATGAAAACACGACGTCTGCGTCAAAGTCAGTGAACTCGGAACCTTTCGACCGTGTAAACGGATTAAACCGGATGATTAAAAAGAAGCACACGTAATATTTTAAACTGTTTTGAAGCACTGTCAAGTATTCCGGTATTTTTTCCGAGAGATTCAAGTTGGGAAGTCCACCTAAAATGGCCAGAAGGAGCAAGCCGTACATGACATACGACCCATACAGTATAACATAATATATGGTTTTGTACCAGTCCATTAATGATAGTGATAATTACGAATTGAGTTATTATATATTATGTTATAGTTATTTATTTAGTTGTTTATTTATTTTTACTTGATATTTTTTACTTGGTATTTTTTAATTTTTTACTTTCTTTCATTGATAAACCGTTTCAAAATGGCGGTCCATTCTTTTTTGAGCTTGTCGGGAGGTAGTCTAGAATAACCGCTCAATTCATAAATACCGTCTTCAGTGGTTTCAAGGATAATACTGGACATTGAATCAATAGCTTGGTAGTTAGAAAGTATGATGTCACATATATTGGTTTCAATAAATGTATCACATTCAATTTCCGGAACGGTAGTTATAAAAAAACCGTCCACCATGTCAAGAAACTCCGGTGTCTGTAAAAACTGGTCGTAAATAGATGCGCCGCCAAATATCCAAAGCACGTCCAAATTCAAGTTGTCACGTGCCTTCTCAATAGCATCATGTATACTCGGCGCGGTATGCAAATGCAAGTGGCTATATTCGGAAACTGCGTTCGACTTGGATACCACAATGGTTTCTCGGTTGGGCAACACGCACCCAATGGATTCAAACGTTTTTCGACCCATTAAAAGTCCATTTTTTAAACCAGGGGCAGTGGTGATTTCTCTCATGAACTTTATATCGTTTTTACACGCCCATGGAATTTTACCATCCCGGGAGATGCCCTGTAAGTGTGAATATGCTACAATAACCCAAATTTGCATTCAAGTTTCCGAATTTCAATGAATAAAATATAAAATATATTATAATTATATAAAATATATAATATCGATAATAATGAATTCTTTAGGTTATTCACCTATATCATTTCAATTTGTTTTTCCAGGTTTGACTCTTCTTCCAGTTCAAGCATTTTAACGTGTCGCGTTCGAGAAGCCTTGCGATGGTCGGAAATGTACTGGTACAGTAAAAGACCAGCCGATAACCCAAGAAACACGAGTGATATTCCGATAATGGTGTCAAATGGTTCTTTAAAACACACAAACGAGTATGTCAACTGAATCACGCGCCGCAATAAATCCAGCCCGCTTAACAGGATATTTGCAGGAATAGCGCCTTCCTTGCTGCTGTTAAGAATGTATATTTTATTGAACATGTAGAGCTGCAGACCGAACGCGATAAAAAAGTACATGGTGATAGTACTGACGTTTATCGGCGGCGTGTGTTTTACAGTGTAGACCACTGCAAAGGGAGCAGCTATCAACAAGTACGTGCATTGAAAAATGATTTGAAAGTCAATGGTTTGCATTTGGGTGCCATAAAGTGCCATTGAGTACTCAATAATATTATTGTAAGTGGAATTCAAAAAACATGACACCATTACAATAAACGCATTTTGAATCACGTTTTGACCCACATTTGACTGGTGGTTGCTATCGCCGTTGCTGTCGCTATACTTTGAAATGTATTGTGCAGTGGAAATGAGTTGCGCAATCACCAGAGAAACACAACTGGCAACATAAATTCGTGTTACAGGTTTTTTAAGCAAATATTTGAACCACGGAATATTGAAAATAATGAAACCGGACCGCAGAATCGTGTAGTAACTCAGTGTAATCGTGTTCAAAGCAAAAAATACGGTAACTGTTTCAATCGTGTAAAGGATGCCGGTACCTACTGGGTACAGCAATAAATGGCGTTTCTCGCGAGATGCGTACGACTTTATTTTTGTCCATGAAAACTTATGAATGAAAAAACAGCTGTAAAATGGCGTGAAAACCAGACTTAGTAGCACATTGAACCACTCATTTTTATAATCATATTCCAAATTTATATATTTCATACAAATTAAATATTCAGTGAGTGTTGCTACAAATAATAAAGAATTTAAAACAAGCAACCAGGCCATGAATAATTTATAATTTAATATATTTTATGCATTACTGTTGAGTTGTTGTATTTTTTTATATCTATACCATTTATATATGTACAATTTTTACATGTTGGGTTTGTTTTTGTACTTGTAAAACATGATGCACATCATCATGTTAATTAAAATACTTATTATTCCTGATACTTGTAATGAAAGGTCTTGGATAAAGTATCCGTGCACAAACCATAATATACTTGTAGCCAACAACATTCCTAACGAGTACCCGGATAATTCATCTACACGCTTTGTTACATAGGTCTTATACACTTGAGGTGCCATTTGAATACAATTTATAACAGGTGCTAAAATTGAAACACTTTGCGCAAGTATGCCCCCCCCCATTACGACTTTTTTTCATAATAAATAATATGAAAAAAAATTGATTTTATTTTTAATAAAAAAATGAATTCGACTACAACCAACAAAAATCACTAGATTTCCATGCAAGCAGCAAGTCAATACATTTATTCGGCTTTTCCTCGTACCGAGGAACAAGTAAAAGGAATGGATTTATCGTTTATCAAAGACAGTTGGAATGCCGACATGCTGCGTGACGCGATACGCGCGGTTGTTCGTGTTGAACGTTCTCCCGAAATGCAGGCAAAAGAATTCGATGTTTGGAAGTTTATGTCAACGTATGACCCGCCCGAAGGTCGCGGGTTCATGTTTTCCGACCATCCTATCACGAACCATATTATGCGTTCAATGGAAGTTGGGCATTCGGGTTCGTCATATGGTTTTACTATGAGACATCTTCAATACTTTGCCACGCATGGCGGAGTGGATGGATACAAACGCGAGTACATTAAAAATACGGCATAAAAATAAAAATATAAAAAATATAAAAATAGAAATGTGCAAATAAAAATAAAATGTAACAAAAAAGAAATAAGAATGTATTCTAAAAAACGATATTTTTTTAACAAGAGGCGACCCTATATACGAGGAGGTTCATCATTTACTCAAAAAGCAAGTAAATTAAAAAGTATTTTTAAGAAAAAAACACAACTGGCAGATGATTTACGAAAATTAGACCTTTTTCAAAATGAAACAACCAGGAGACGTTGCTTCGGGTCAAATGCATCCCCAATTGTTGAGTATAGTATTCATATAAAATATGAAGGGGTACCGTATATTGATAACCTTGAAGACGAGGCTACTAGAAAGTTTAACCATGACCGATTAGATGACTTACAAGTTATGCTTTATACAAAATCGGTTTTTCATTTCGAGTCAAATAACAATATTCTCTACCGAAATATACAAAAAAATATTGGAGAAAATACGTCTCTAATCGATTTTGAAAATTTATTTGATAACGAATGGATGAAAAACCAGTTTGATTATATTGCTCAACTTACTAAACGAGACTTGTTTACAATTTATTCATACACAAGAACTGGCGACGAAATAGCGAACGAATTTCTTAGAAAAAAACTAACTGAATTTAAATTTATGAGATATCTAAATGATATTCAAGAGAGTCCTCATACGTATAGACCCTACTTTGCTCTTTTTTTTCAGGCATTTGATGAGCTTACATCATATACTCCAGAAGAGTTGTCTAAATCTATTTCACCTCATGTAACACCAGAAAAATTAGCTCACATTCAAGAGTGGTTTACTTCTGCTAGAAGTTCCAGTACTTTGTTATCACAGTTATATATTGGTTTTCTAGGACTGCTTACAGAGTTTACATTCGATTTTTGGCTCAAGATAATTCAAATCTATGTAAGTGACATTGACCGTATTATAAAAAATTCACCGCCTGTAACTAAAAAAATGTACGTGTATCGCAGCGTAAACACGCGTGACTACTTTTTGGAGGGTATGAAACACCGCCACATCAAGTCATTAAATGGCTTCGAGTCAACATCATTGAGCGCAAAAGCAACCTTTGAATTTATTGGAAAAAAGTGCTGTTTTCAAAGAATTACTCTTTTACCCGGTGTTAGAGCTTTGCTTATTTCTTGTGTTTCAGCGTTTCCAACTGAGTCGGAGATATTACTCGGTCATAATACAAATTATTACATTATGGAGCCGTCTACCAAAATAAATAAGTCACTTAATGGATGTGACCATAGCGTTCAAGCGGTTGAAACATTTGACATTGTCATGATTGGGAATGACTACCAGTCAACAAGGGTCTGATAAAATGAATAATAAAAAAATTGATTTAAAGACGCGACACGTATAATGGGTAGAAAGTAGTAGTACAACAACAACAACACCCAAAGCATATATCAATCAACAATGTCGACTTCAAGCCAGAACATTTTGTCTCCAGCTGGATTTAACCCTGCAACCTGCGTCAAATATGCTAAACCCAAAGTGAACTCGTCCGGCGGAAAGAGTATCGGGATTTTGAATGCCAACAGCGGAACGGTGCTCCAGATTTCTTCGCCCATGATGCTCACGTGGGGGGTCAATCAGTTTGTAGATGAGAAAACAGGTAAGATTTCATATGATATGTCGTTACAGTTTCCAGACGAGGACCGATACGATGAGGCCACACGCAAGTTCTTCAACAACATTCGCGACTTTGAACAGAAAATCAAGGAAGACGCAATCGCCAACTCGAAGGAGTGGTTCGGCAAGCCCAAGATGTCGGCCGAGACGACCGATGCACTCTTTACTCCAATGCTCAAGTATCCCAAGGACAAGGTTTCGCTCGAAATCGACTACGGTCGCGCTCCCACCTTCAAAATCAAGCTGCCATGCTGGGAAGGCGTGTGGAAGAACATCGATTTGTACGACATGGACCGTCGTCTCATGTTTCCGGTTCCTACCAATCCATCACTCGCGCCAGGCGACTTCATTCAGAAGGGGTCGCAAATCGCAGTTGGAATTCAGTGCGGTGGCATTTGGTTTGCAGGCGGAAAGTTTGGCGTAACTTGGAACCTGATTCAAGGTATTGTCAAGCCCAAGCTGTCTTATCGCGGAACATGTGGAATTGACTTGCCAGGTGAACCTGCTCCTACGCATGCGCCTGCACCTGTATCCGCACCCGCTCAAGTACAACAACCTGCTGCCCATGATGATGATGATGACCAAGAGGATGATGAGGAAGACCAAACTCCGATTCGGCGCACCGCAAGTCAGCCAGTACACGTTCCTTCTCCTGCTCCCGTTGCAAGTGTAAGTGATGAGCCCGCGTCAAAGAAGAAGATTGTCAGAAAGTTGCCATCCGCTGCTGCCTCAAATTAAAAATAAAAATATCGAACTAAAAACAATTTGCAAAGTGTAATAAACCCAAACTAAAATACAAGAATAATGTAACGTCGAGTGGATAAGCGACGTGATATTATTATTTTTTTATATTTTCATATTGTCCTAATTTTCATTATTAACATAAGTTAAATAATTTAATCAATCATGAATATTCATGCTTTGGACAAAGCTTTAGAAAATGAAGGAAATGCATCCATTATGCAAACCACTCATTCTGAAATAAAGAAAAAGAAAAATGATATTCTTCAAAAGTTACAGCTAAAAGGCAACGTATTAAAAACAATGCATGCTACATTGATTGGCTACAAGTACATTGAAGATATTAGTGATTTACAAATTGGACGATACATTCGATGGATTTCATTAAAGTACCCCGACCGCATTTCATTAACGAATGGGGCGTACGTTTGTAATATCAACATTGATTATGTTCCTGTTTCAAACCCTGATGAATACGAATACAATGATGACAATGACGATGCTGAAGATGAAGATGAAGATGAACTGACATGTAAGTCATGCCTCCGGTGTAAAGTTGTACGCAATGGAAAAGTATTGTTTTTTAATTTGAACTTTGACGAGAATCTTATCTTTCAAAAAATAACCGAACAGGAGTGGATTATATTGGACGCACTAGACTACCTCAAGTCATAAAACAAAACGGCATAAACAAATTTTTTACAATATAAGTATCGTAAAGCTTGTATCGTAACATGTTACCGTCACCGTCACACGCACGCGGCGTATCTTTTGTCCCATATAAAACATTGGTCATTGTGGAATCGCCATCCAAATGTAAAACGATTGAACATATTCTTGGCCCGTCCTATATGTGCGTAGCAACGTGCGGGCATATTCGAGACCTAGCAATACAACCGGACCTATCAAACGTTCCTGACATTTTTTCGTCGGAACGCATACCGTACACGAAATCTTTCAAAAAAATGGCTCATATTCGGTCCATTCAAACGGCGCTTTCCAAATGCAACGGTACCGTCATTCTGGCAACTGATGCAGATAGAGAGGGTGAATCCATCGCTTGGCATGTATGTCAAGTGTTTGGATTATCTGTAGAAACCACCCCGCGTATCGTGTTCAAAGAAATTACACCAGCCGCGATTCGAACTGCATTGGAAACGCCACTAAGAATCAATATGAACCTTGTGCGCGCCCAACAAACCCGTCAAATTCTTGATTTTATTATCGGTTACGGCGTTACACCGCTCCTTTGGACGTGGTTAAAGACCAGCCCACTTCCGCCAGAAAATAAAACAACAAAAATAAAAACAAAAACGAAACTCGTTCAATCGGCGGGACGGTGTCAGAGTCCGGCGCTCCGCATCATGCAAGAAGCATACAATAATATGCGCGGTAGTCTCGAACTGAAATCCAACAACATTGAGTACAAGTGTGTGGGTTATTTTACCAAGTACAACATACCGTTTACAATGACCACCCGTCTTAAACCAGAAAATGATGTAGAAGCATTTTTACACTTTTATACCGACTCGGACAAACGAGTGCAAGTTTCAAACGCTCATCGATTTGACCTTTCGCAGCCTAAACTGGTGTCCTACAAACCACACCCACCGTTAAAATCGACCACGCTACAACAACTCGGCAGCACTTGGTTAGGACTCACTCCAACTGAAACGATGGATGCAGCGCAGCGCTTGTATGAAGCTGGGCATATTACTTACCACAGAACCGACTCCACATGTCTTAGTGCGGAATTCAAAACGGCTGCATATGCGTTTATTGAAACCATTTGGAATGCGTCATATGCTTTGTCGGTGACTGCGGGTTCTTCTACGTCCACATCCACATCCGCGTCAGACCATGCTCATGAAGCAATACGCCCGGTAAACATTCTTGTTACCAAGCTGCTACCTGAACCTGAATCGAATTCCAATAGTTGCTTTGGAAAAACGGAACAAATGCTGTATTCATTGATTTGGACTCGAGCCGTGTCGAGCTGCATGTGTGATGCAACCTATGAAAAGGTAACAGCAACGGTTTCAACTTCAGACAGTTACACGTATACATATAACGCATATCGGCAAAAAATGGCGGGTTGGCGCGCATGTGTTACACGATACAATATAAAGGGGGTAGGGAATACCATTCACCATGATGATGATGATGATGATAACCATGATAGTAATAGTACCGATGACAGTGACGACCCGCAACGCTCGTCGGATTCTGACTATTTTACCTATTTGCATTCAATTGCACTGGGGTCTTCGCTGCCGTACAACAGCATTGAGTGTTATCCGGTTTTAAAAAATGCGTTTGTTCCATACACATATGCAAAATTAATTCATCGTTTGGAAAAAATGGGAATTGGTAGGCCATCGACCTTTGCAAGCATTGTACATACGCTAAAAAAGAGAGAATATATTCGTGAAATTCCGTACGCAGACGACACGCAGACACAAGATACGCCTGTATATCATACATATAAAATAACAACGCACGGAACTATCACACATACACATACGGCATCGTTGAAAAAAAAAACACATTATATCAAAAATCAGATTCAAATCACCCAGCATGGACAAACTGTAGTAAGCGCACTGTTTCCAAAATGTGAATCTGTGTTTGCGTATGATTATACGAGAGAAATGGAGGAAACTTTGGACCGTATTGCGAAAGGCAACACGTACTGGGTTGACGCTTGCAAAAAATGTATGGCACAAGTTGACCAATTGAAACAAGAGTCAGCGTCAACTAGCCGCCCGAACTCAGGTTCAGGTTCCGGTTCAGGTTCCGGACCCGGGATTATACGGCATATAAATGAGTACGCATCGATTCGCGACGGTAAGTTCGGTAGTGCGTACATTTATTTTCGAACCCCTGCAATGAAAAAACCAAAATTTATCGCACTCAAGGGGTTCCCATATGATTACATGAAATGCGATGCGGCATTGCTATTGGATTGGATACATACATATTTATAAATGGGTATAAAAACGAATATACAAGTAGTTATGTATTATTTACATTACATATATGCGCGTCGTAGTTGACATTCGAGAACGGGCTTTGTTTGAGGAGCTCAAGTATACTCCTCCCAAAACGTTAACAGAGTATACAATGGAAGCCGCTTCTCGAAAGTGTGGAATACACCTTGATGGTATAGATGACGGGAACAGCGAACCCGTGCTGGAAGTTGATGAACCAAAACACATGGTAGAATCGCCTCCAGAGGCCGTGGTTTGCAAACATGAATCGCATACGCTACTTAAAAAACGGTTGGTTATTGGTGATGTTGCGCTTCGCGGTGAAATCGAAGATGGTGCGGCTGATGGTGACGTCGATGTTATTCTTTTTGAACGGAAAACACTTACAGACCTTGCAGCCAGCATTCGGGACGGCCGCTACAAAGAACAGTCGTTCCGTATGAACCAGTATTGCGAGCTTTCCAATCACAACATTATTTATATTATTGAAGGCGATATGGCAAAGTTTACAAGTAAGGTAGTTGGCTCTAACCCAGTTACCAAAAAAGCGCTTTACAGTGCCATGTTTAGTATGATGTATTTAAAAGGCTTTTCGGTATTCAGAACCGCCAATGTTCGAGAAACGGCTGACCTTATTTTATACTTTGCAGACAAGTATGATGCGATTCCGAAACAAAATCGCGTGCCATTTTATTCAAATAAATGTACGACTGCGTCTACGACGTCCGAGCCTATAACAATAACAAAAGAGGCGGAAGAGTCGTATAGTAGCATTTTCAAACACAAAGAACGGTCTTCTCAAATCACGCCAGACAATATTGGAGAAATTATGATAAGCGCGGTTCCGTTTGTAAGTTCTAAGACGGCAGCAGCCATTATGAGCGAATACAAAACGGTTTCGCGTTTGATTGATGCCATGAAAAAAGACAGAACTTGTTTGAATCACATTTGTACCGTTGGTCCATCCGGAAGTCGGAAAATAAGCAAGTTGTGCGTGGACAACTTGTTTAAATATTTAATTTAATTTAAAAAGTAATAATATAAAATAGTAAAACAGTCATAGATAACATAGATAAGATAAGTAATAAGTAATGTTGTCCAACTTGTTAATTATTACGGTCATCCTTATTATTGGATTGATTGGATTTAACATGACCAAGCACTCACTAACCGTACTGGAAGGAATGGTGGATAAGGAAAAAAGCAAAAGTGAAGGCGGCATTGTTGACATTGTCACCATTGCAAAAAAACAGTCTGAAATTACAAAAACCGCAGTCACAAACTTGAACATAAAAGAACACCGAGCGCACTACAACTCCATCCACGATGAACTTGAAAAATGGACGTCTGCAAAAATGGTAGACCAAGTAAAGGTGTTGGCTCATAAGTTGCAGAGTAATGCCGATATGGCAGAGGTTTCAAAAATGGTGAATGAAATTAATGCACTGAAAACATTCAAAAGTGCGCTAGACGACTGTTCAAAATTTATAGACACAAACTGAAATAAAAATACACGTAAAAATAAAATTATATAAATATATGTTATGTATTTGTATTATTTGTATTGCAGTTATATTATGTTTATCATATCAAATTCAAATTCAAATTCATCCAATTCTTTAAACGAACTGTCATCATTTGCGTACAAGTTATATAACTGCAAATTGTGTGCATTTCACACAAACAATAAAAAAGATTTTGAGAAACATTGTCAAACCAACAAACATATACGTCGGTCACAACAAAACGTATCTTCTTCTTCTGCTTCTTCTTCTGCTTCTTCTTCTTCATTACACCCCACTTTGAGTACTACTGATACTACTGATGTCGACTATGATACCCCACCGACATTTACGTACTTGAATATGCCACCAACAACAAAACACCCGCCGTCAAACGATGCGTACTTGTGTTTATGTGGAAAACGATACAAAAACATGCATGGTTTGCGATATCATAAAAAAAAGTGTAATATTATTACACCTGAACTGGTTATGAATGTTGTAAATGATAACCAAGAGTTGCGCAATGTGATTATGGCCCAAAATAAACTTATTATGGAGCATACGCAAGCGTTTCAACAACAAATCACGGACCTCATTCCTAAGCTGAACAGTGTAAACATGAATCACCAAGTGGTAGCATCGACTACAACCAACAACACTACCATTCATCACACGCATAATACTCAAAACACGTTTAATTTGAACATATTTTTGAATGAAAAATGCAAAGACGCATGGAATATGAGTGATTTCATCGATTCTCTCAAAGTTACAATTGATGACTTGATGGTAACTCGAGAACGCGGTATTGGGGAAAGCATCGGTCGTATTTTGGTACAAGGCTTGAGCACACTTGATGTTTACAAACGCCCCATTCACTGTACGGACTTGAAACGCGACACCATGTATGTGAAAGACAAAGAAGTATGGGAACGCGACGAACAAAACATGAAAATCAAACACGCAATTGACCAATTGACTTACAAACAAATCATTTCGGTGGACGACTGGCGACATACAAAGCCAAACCTGTTATATGATGATAAGTTGCAGACCGAGTATAACACCGTATTATTGAAGGTACTCACCGACCCAGGAGAAAAAGACGCTCGAAAAATAATAAAAAGTATATCAAAGGAAACTGCTTTAGACAAGGAAAAAGTATTATGATTAAAAATTGACACACATCAACTATATAAATAATATAATAATATACCGTTATAGAAATAGAAATAAGTATACGTACGTGTCATGCAACGAAACGAACCGCTTGATGATGTTAGTGTTGGAGACACTATCAATTTTTGGATTCATGCATCGGATGAAAATTATACGGGAACCGTTCAAGAAATACTCACCATAAATGGAACAGTAAACATGTTGATTTTGTGTGAGAATGACTACAAACTTATATCTGTTCAAAACATGTATGGAATAACGCTCGTGCAACCAAACACAGTAGAGGTAGAGGTAGACGACCCACCCATGGAAGAAGAAATGGGACCCGGCCAAAATGATGAAGACCAATCATCACCTTTGTTACGACGTGCGATTTCAATTATCAAAACCTTATTGCCTCCTCATCCGGAACCTATTATCATATACAACACGGACGAAGAAGATGAACATGAAAAAGATGAAGACATTTCGGTTACATGCCCTATATGCTTGGATTTCATTGATGTGAATCAGAATGCAGCATCCACGAACTGCGGTCACAAGTTTCATTTTAGTTGCATATTAAAAAACATGGCTTCGAACACATCAATGCATAATGCGTGTCCTTTGTGTAGAACGCCTGTAATGGAAGGAATAACAGTTTGTGATGATGAAGATAGCATGCATCAAATGTATCTAAAATTAGCAGACCATAACCAACGGTTGACGGAACAGCTGCAACAGCGACAATTTATTCAACATGCATTGATGCATCAGATAACCATTATTGAAAGACTACAGTCCCGCATACTTGATGCTCAACGGTTGATTGACCAAACTGCCGTTCAAATTATCAATCAATATGCCATTGAAACTCGTCTAGATGAAACGATTTCAGGCCTTGTTGCATCTGCTGCAAATAACAATATTCGAGAAAACTATGACGAATTATATGAATTTTACCATGACGAAATTCGAAACATATGTTTTAATCTTGGAATGAGAATTCTTTGCGGGCCTCGTGATGAACATGTACAAGGTAGCCCAGTTCAGCAACAACACCCCATAATAATTGACTGATGAAACAAATAAAAAATAATAAAAATATTGAATATTTTTATTTTTTGGACATTTTTGGACATTTTGGACATTTTTGGACATTTTTTGGACATTACAAATCATCGCTAGATTCTCCAAGACACGGATTTGGGGTTTTTTTTCAAAAATGCCTTACCATCGATTTTTAAAAAAAATGTTTTTTTTTCCATCATTTTTATACACCCTAGGTTCTCCAAGATACGGATTTGGGGTTTTTTTTTTGAAAACCTTACTGTTTTTTTTTTTACAAAAAAAAATACGGGCAGAGCACTTTTTGAGGTACTATTATGAAAAACGCTGCGAAATTCGTATTTTTTTGATTTTTTCGCCACACTGAAAAATATTTTTGTCTCAAGGGAGTTTTTTTGATAATTTTATTAAGTTTTACATGATTCATCGTGTCATTTTATTAAACCGCGAAAATAAAAATATTTTTTTTTGTATTTTTTTGTTTCAGTCACGTTTTTACGTTTTATATAAACTTATTTGTTTGCATGGATGATGCGAAGTTTTTTTACCTGAAAAACGAAATTTTCAAAATACAAAAAAAAAACCCATTTTTGGGGTTTTTTACCCAAAATGTCCATTTTAGGATGCATCTGAATCGATTTTTTGGATTTTTTGAAAAAAGTGCGAAAAAAGTGATTTTCCTAGAAAACGCTCTCATTTTCAAAAAAAAGTTTTTCGATTTGTTACGACAAAAAAAAATTTTTTTTTTCCAAAACTTTTTTGAGGATCTTGATTTTGGACATTTTTTCCGGAAAAAAAATGTCCATTTTTGACTTTCGCAAATACTTTTCTGAAAAATGGATTTTTTTGGATTTTTGGATTTTTGGATTTTTGGATTTTTGGATTTTTGGATTTTTGGATTTTTGGATTTTTGGATTTTTGGATTTTTGGATTTTTTGATTTTTTTTTTGAAAAAAACATGGATTTACAAAAAAAAATGAAATCAATACAGTTCAATGCAAACACTTATACCTGCCAGTACCGAAACATCAAACGGGTTTCGTGTATTTATTTTCGGAATACCTATCGGGTCCGGACACTTGTATACTTGCGCTTTTTTCGTAACCATCAAATCCGAAGATGGCACGGTTATATTTATTGACTCGTCATTCACGAATGGAATACATACGGTTACTGACCCAGTTTCAAGAAGTTTTTGAACGGCTGTACGCACACTTATGGTGATGTGGTTATTTTCATCAATATACATGTATTCTGGAACGTCACAAATGTTGCACCGGACTACCAAGTCGCATACGTCATCTAGTCGATAGTACATTTCGTTATGCCATAACGGAACCGTAAAATGCTTTGATTCATATTCAAGGTCATATATTTTTTTATGAAACACGTCGCTTAATGACGGATTTAATAAAACAACGTTATCTGACCGCATCTTTTCCGAAACAATTTGAAACATTCGTTCAAGTGACTCGGTTGGCAAGTGAAGTATTTCCGCATATTCATGCATAAACTCATACACAGAAATAGCGGTTGCTTTATCCAAAGTTTTTAAAAGTTTGTCATAGTTGGACGAAATAATGTGAACCAGCGCGGCCTCGATGTCTGATGACGCTATTCCGTTTTTCTCTTTATCAAACATTGACCGAATAAAGAAAATGAACAAGTCATGGTATGATGAACTGAATTGTGATGCGGAAGCAAATGAAGAAGTTGTAGAGGCGTTACACGTTTTAGAGACCAAATATGTGTATGCTTCATTTATTTTTTGAAATCGAGCGGTTGATTCCGGCGAATTTTCATTTTTATCGGGATGGTGTTTGAGAGATTCGACACGGTACGCCTTTGTAATTGTATTTATATCGTGAATGCTACTTTTAGTACTATCAAGGCCTAACAATTGCAAAGCTTCTTTTTTATGCATATTATATTTTATCTCTTTACAAGAGGGTTCCTTTTATTATGTATCACTATTGTGTTGTATGACTGCATGCACTATACACTTGGTTGATTAACATAAACATGTAACATTCTAAATGGTAGATAGGTCGATAATTGTTGTTGAACGTGTGCAAAAAAGAATACGTGTTGGTCATTATGTCGGTTATAACTTTATTACAAACCGGAATGTTATTGTCACGCAAGTAATGAAATAGTTTTACAAGTATGTACCATATACAGTTATGAATATCCAAATCACATATTAGTATGTCATAGAGCGCATCTCTGAAGTCCAACAGCTGTATTGTCTCTGGATTTATAATGTAATTGAATATGCGGACGCAGGTGGTTGTATACGCCAAACGAAACGCGCTGTTGCATTCAAGGTCCCCATTTGGGTCATCTATTGTACGATTCAATTTCAAACTCTTAATGTTTGAGATTTTGGGTAAGTCCGATGCGGTCATTGAATTTATAAAGCTTACTTGTTCGGCGGATAGCGTAGGAGTACATGCACAAATGCACTCTTTGTATTGAGTCAAGCTCGGTCGTTTCATGTGAATGGTTTCACAAGACTGGATAATATTCGTTGTTATAAAACTCAAATGGTTGGTGAGTAATACAAATGATATACGGATTTTTGGATTGTTGCATCGAAAGTAGCTGTAAAACACGTCCAACAATTCGCTGTGAATGTTGTGAAAGTTTTTACACATAATTACTCCAGAAGCATGAGGTCGTGTGGAAACAACGTCTATTATTTGTGAATAAATTTCATTCCATAATATTTTAGAATTGCAACCGAGAATCGCCATATTCACTTCAAAATGAATGTCGCTGACCTTGATATAGATAGGTACGTTTTCATATTTTATCAACATTCGCTTTTCATATTTGAGCTCACTTGGACTATATTTTTTTATTAACATGAGAGACTGCGTGTATTTACCCGTTCCTGGCGGACCATAAAAAATAGTATTGGGTAGATGGGTACACGGATATCGTTCAAATACGGTTTCCAATGACGGGTGCAAATTGTATTTTTTACAAGATTGTATGTATTCGTCAAAGTGTGACTCCAGAAATTTCATTGTCTCTATTTCTATTATTACTAAGTATACGAACTTCATTTTATTTAGATTTAAACATTAAATACATAAATAGTATAATCAAAACCAAAGTAAAATGTCGGGTATAACTACAACTACGGATACGGTGTTTATAATTCCGGATGTTAATGTGGTGCGTTACGATATGTCAAACATATATTTTAAAGAACACTCTTATCGAAAAATGAATACAGTCGTCAACAATGAAACCGACTGTACATACACTCACATAACTTACATAAATAATACAATTATAATGAATGGCTTGACGTTTTTAATTACTTTGAACGGTCCCGATGAACAAATTGACTATGCATTTCGCACAGAGTCAGCCTTGTTAAAATTGTATGCGGATACATATAGAGTTGGCAATAAACGAATGCTTTACTCTATATACGACGACGTTTTAAAAATGATGCGTCATTGTGACGCTTGTAATAAAATAGGGCTGTATATTGTTGGAGTTTGGGAAAATACATTAGAATATGGTTTGGAATATAAGTGGCTGGAGCTTACCCATCCGTTGTAAAGCTGGTTAAAAGCACTTCTATCCAACCCGTCATGACGCCGGTAAATAGCGCACATATAATTGTCAGCCATGCTATCATTATCATATTCGAGGTGTCTTCTTTTTTGCATCGTAGTAACATTTTTGACAACATAAACAGTAGTCCAACCGTGAGTCCAAGTAAAAAAGTGGACCCAATTGAAAAACCTAAGTATGTAGATGGTACTTGATTCGTATTTATTTTTTTCCTAAATGAATACGTTTGTACGATGGTCCAGAGGGTAACGATGAGTACGAATAAAAATGGAATTGAATAAAAAATTACACTCACCGTGTCTCTTGCAGAATCCAATACATTCGACACAAATCGACGCGTCAATATAGATATAATTGTAACCCATAAACAAATTATCCAAAACGCCGACCAACCATAGGTTGCAATGGTTGCGTCTGCTTGTCCGTTAATCTTATTTGAGTTTGTTCCAGTCGGATTGTCGACGGTTGGAATGGATGGGTCAGATTCAACTTTATTAGATTGCACGGCTTGTACGATTATTTTTATAGCCATTGCTAGTCCAATTAAAGCGGTAAAAATGGTAATACTTCCATCAAACTCTGATTTGGAACTGATTTCGGTGGATGACATTTTTTAATACCTTTTTCTATTTTTCTATCTATCTATTTTTTTCTTTTCTTACTTACTATATACTTTCTAAAAATAAAATAAAAAAAAAATAAATGTGATTATTACCTATTCTGATAATATGTGTGATTCAATCTTCAAAGCGCAGAACCCCTTTCTGCATTTTCAGGGTGTTGAAAATGGCGCCATTGATAAAAGCATCTTTCAATGCGGACACGCTCAGTTCAGAATCGCGCAAGTCTGCCATCGATAAACTCGTGTCCGTCATGGTCGCGCCCTTAAATTTGCAGTTTCGCAGGTCGGCTTCTTCAAGCTTGACACCCGTGAGGTTGGCGCCTTCAAAGTTGTTGTATGCCAGGCTGGCGATTGTGCCGTTGGGACTGAATTTCACTTTCTGCAGGTTGGCGTCCTTGAAACTGATGTAGGTAGAGTCTCTGCCGCGATAACCAGCCAACATATTGGGCGGAATCGTCAGCACAACACCCTCACCAAATGACGCGCCCGTAAGGTTCGCCTTTTCAAAGGACGCGCCGTTCAGTTTGGTTTCGGCGCCTTCAAATTTCGCATTGGTGAAGCTGGCTTCGCGGAATTTGCTGCCACTGAATAACACGTCGGTCAGAACGCTGTCGTTGAACTGCGCCTTGTCCGCAGAGGACAACTTATTCATGTCTGTCTCCGTGATGCGTGCGCCGTTGAAACGCGCCTCTTTTACACTGGCATTTTCAAAGCCGCAATTCCGAATGGTTGCTCCCGTCAGGTTGGCACCGTCCAGTTTGGCGTTGTGAAACATGATGTTTTCCAGGGTCGCGCCGCTCAAATCGGCACCTCGCAAATCAACATTGACCATGTTTCCACCCATGATTTTGATTCCCTTCATGTTTCGGCCTTTCAGGTCCACATCATCATTAGCTCTCACGTTCTTCAGAGTTGCACCGGGTTGAAAGTCATCTTTGGTCTTTTGCACCAGGCTCTCATCATCTTCGTCTTCGTCTTCGGCTGAATTGGAGTCGTGTCTGGGCGACGCGACCTTGGGTCTGGGCGGTATGTCCCATCCTATCAACTTGTACTTTTTCTTCAGCTTGTCGCTTACAACTTTCTTGAATGCGGCCTCACCTTCTTCCAGCGAAGATGCGCGCACAATCTTGGTGTTTTTACCTGGCAAATCGCCAATTCGGTTCCAAGCTTGAATCAACAAGTATTCACCCGTTGCTGCAACACGGAACAGGGCCAGGCAGTAATACTTCTGGCTACTAAAGTCATTCGCTTTGATTTCATGTGATTTGTATTCCAAATAAACACCAGCAACTCTGATGCATGTGTAACCAGAATCTTCGGTTGCATATGCGTTTAGTATGAATGCTGCGCGGAATCTTTGGTTTGTTATTGAACTCATCCCTTGAGCTATTCCAGCATCTTGGCCCATTTTTTCCAGCCAACTGAACGCAGGGCCTTCCGATGATTTTTTAATTACCTTTTTGGTTTTGGACTTCGATGCCTTCGGAGACTGCTTCGGAGACTGGGTGTTTTTTTTGGCTGTCTGGATTGGAGACGGCATAAAAAAGGACGCTGGGGATGCGACTGCAGCTGCAGCGGCGCCAGGCTTTCGCCTAACACTGCACTTGCCTGTTTTGCCCCAAACGCAGTCCCCGTCCATATCACATTTTGTTTTGTCTTTAATTGTTGAACACTTGCTCCCACCGAACATATTGCTTAAGATTAAGTTTATACAATTACATTACATTTTTTTTTTTATTTTTGAATTTCAGAAATGACGCTCGATTCAAATTCAAACATGTTATTTTTAATAAATTGTACTTCAGATGAAAGAGCCGTTACCATCGAGCATAGCTCTTGAATGGATTTAGTTATTGCATCCAGTTGCATTTGAATTTGCAACTGCATCGGGTTTGGCGATGTATTTGTATTTACACCCACTCCTTGAGTTGATGAAGTCAAAGGTGCCTTTTTAAGTTTATTAAAAATGCTACCAATTTCTAATTCGGTGTCAGTTAAGGGGGGTTCAAATGATACCGTTTTTTTAATTGGATTGTTTGGAGTAGGAGGGGAAGATGGTGGTAATAATGGCTTCTGAGACTGTGGTTTCGATGGGATGTCAAACTGAATAACTTCAAGTTCTCTTTCTCGGGCGGCTAATGCATCTTTTATCAGTTGGTCCATGTTGTCACCAATTGGTGTATCGTCATTTACATTTTTATCGGAAAAGTCGATTTCAGGCGGTTTTTTAAGTACGAGAAACGCGTTCATGTCGTTCTCAAGTACTTTCACTTTTGAAGTAATGTCCTTGATTCTAGCTTCTTGAATATCGGCTGATTTATATAGTGGACCTGAAGCTACGTGAAGTTTGTATTGAGCTACATCTTTAATTACACGTTGAATAACGTCTTTGTTTAAGTTGGACAGTGTTGCTGAAGACGTATTTTGAGCATATGTATTAATTGTAGTGTGTATTGCAGTTTCAAATAACGTTATAATGGGTTGCATGGACGTTTCACTAAGACCCGAAAATACTTGTTCTTCACTTAGTAACGACCATAACAATGCTTTGTTTTCATTGCTGTTTACTTCTTGAATAATTGTTTGCCATGACGAGGAAGCCATTTATTTCAAATTTCAATTCATACTGAAATAGTTTGTGTATTTTTAAATATTTATTTTTCCAATACCAAATAATAATAAATAAAATGAAATTAGAATAAAACCGTTTAAAGATTATATAACTTGTTTATGCAAATAAAGCAAGATATACCCATACCCATAATATGAGCATTGACTCAAGCGCACCTTCTACCCCGTATAGTGGCCGTGTAAAATGGTTTAACAACAAATACGGATACGGTTTTGTTACCGTACTTAAAGCTGACAACAGCAACAGTGCAGCAGTTGTACCTGTAAACACTGATGTATTTGTTCATCACAGTGAAATAAATGTTTCGAGTGACCAATACAGGTATCTGGTTCAAGGCGAATACGTTGCATTTGATGTTGTAAAAACTACAAATGGTAACCACGAATACCAATGTGCAAAAGTGAAGGGCATGTATGGCGGCCAGCTGATTTGCGAAACTCGTCATGAAGCGCGGTCGCAGTACAATAAAACTCAGTCTCAGGATTCAAATATTGAGGCATCGTATCACGAGCATTGTGGAGGAGAAGACGGCGCAAATAACAAATATGGGAATCGTCGATTTGAAAATGTTAGAAGTTCGCAAGATGACCGACCGAGAGGAGGAAGAGGTGGCCGAGGCAGTCGAGGCGGGCGAGGGCGGTTTTAAGATTTTAGGCATTGTACGTAATTGTAACTCTAATTATAGAATATAAAACATAAATATATATTCTATAATTATAACTATAACTATACACATTAACATTTCAAATGGAACAGAAAGCAACCTCGGCGTATGCGAGTAAATTTTCAACAAGTCAGTTAAACTTCAATTTGAATAACTCTCATCAACTTATTCCGAGGGACCAAACCTTTGTTCTCGATAGAAAGTTGATTACGATTCATTCGGAAGACAGAGATATTCGTCAGTGGCCCAACGCCAACATGTTTGAAGTGCAACTGCCAACCACATACACTAGTGTTTCCACTATTCAGTTAGTAGAATGCAACATTACAACCACAACCTTTACGTTTAGCCGGGATTACCAAAATACAAAGTTTTCATTCAAAGTGTTTCCGGAACAGTACACGAATCCCACCGCAATTGAAGATTTGGCATATTACTACATGAACAATGGCCCCCCACCATCTACGGGACGAGGAAATACGTACTATGCTGAAATTTCGGAAGGGTTTTACCGTCCAGAACAACTCGCAAACGAACTTGAGTTTCAAATGAACAGAAGTATTGCAAACTACCTGATTACACGGGATGAGTATGTTGACCCAACCGACCCGACCCCCCCACCCCCCTTGTCCAGCATTTTTCGAACGGTGAGTAAGGATGTTTTGTATCCGTACTTCCGTGTCAAGTATGACCCAGTCACCCAACAAATTTGGTTTGCAAACACGCATGATGGGTTTGAACTACTATTTTCAGAACAACAAGATTACGTGGACAATTCTCCCATTGACCCACTGGTTCGAAATGCAAAATGCGACCAGCCACTGGTATGGAACTACGGCATGAACTGGGGACTGCCGTTTTATTTAGGTTTTGCTAAAGCAAAGTATCGAGCCGCACATGCCATTGAAAATGAGCTGCACTTTGGTTCGTTGAGACCCACATTATGGATTTCAGGAGAAACCGCGAGGGGGGGCAAACTGTTTTATGTAAAAGCTCCCAATATTTTGGACATTTACGGAAACACTGCGATATACATGGAAGTCGAAAAAATGAATTCGTGTGATGAAATTGCACCTTATCGCAGCGCCACAAACGGGCTTCGTACGGACTATAACGGTACCGTGAACTCGTACTTTGCCAAAATCCCGTTAACGCTGAATGCGGAAGGCACCGGATTTTCAGCGTCGAACAGTTACATGTACTTGTACAATATTGCGCAGTTCAATCCGGTTGTAGACAAGTTGCGCCGACTTAAAATAACCATGCGGTACCATGACGGCCGGTTGGTGGATTTTAAAGACACTAACTTTAATTTTACCATTTCTCTAGGCCAAATTCACGACGAGATTGCTCGCAACTACGTGTTGCGCATTCCACCTAAATTTTGATAAATGTAACCTATTATAAACTAGAAATCAAAAGTAAAAATAATTTTAAAACGCATAAAATATAGTATTTTCACTTATTTACTTTATGCCAGTTATACTTGAAGTTGTTTTTGGAATTTTAGGGGTAGCCATCGGAGGAACCTGCTATGCAAATCGTAAGAAATAAGAAATAATCCTTTTTTGTATAAAGTATATATATACCAAAAAATAAAAAATAACAACCATGAACAATTGTTATTTAGCAGGAACGGTGGGTGTTGGGCTTTTGGGAGCTACATTTTACACAATGACCGCGCAGCCGGTTGCCAACGAGTACCGGTCCAAACTAAAACAAGCATCACTCGACGCGTACGATAGAATTGTAAAAGAGCGCAGCACAATTTACTTTCAAGGCCTTATTTTGGGGTTGGTAGTTTCATACATTGTTTTGTTTCGCGTTTCACCGACGAAGCAAATCACAAATATGTTTTATCGCGTCACACTGTCGCTCGCAATTGTAATCTTAGTGTCATCTGCGTATTATTGCATTTCCCCAAAAAGCGACTACATGTTGAACCATGTTACGAGTGGCGAAGAAGCCAAGGCATGGCTTGAAATGTACCGAACCATGAAACACCGCTATGTTACCGGATTCATTCTAGGGTCCTGTGTTGCAATTCCACTGGTCTATAGTTTTTGTTAACTTTAACTAACTAAACCCTCGGAATTTTTACGCCTAGCACAGACTGAATCTTATTAATGTGGGCAGCATTGTATACGCAGTTACCTCCGCGCTCAATTTCGGAAATAATGGAGACATCCATGTTACACTTTTGAGCCAACTCTTTTTGAGTGAGTTTTTTTTCACATCGCGAAACGCGCACCGCGTCTGAAGTTGCTTTGGCGATGTATTTTGTTTTTTTGGTGTCATCGTCGGCGGCGGAAACGGGTTTGGATATTGCGGCAACCACTGCAGATGCAGAATTTGTAGAATTCGCGGAAGAAGCTGCTGTCGAAGTCGCAGTAGTCGAAGTCGATGACCTCCGTTTGTTCATACTGACTGGAGTCCAATCCTGACAATCCGGCACTTGCGGTTCTGGAGTGCTATATCTATTTTTTGACATGATATACCAAGGCAAGGTACTATATTATACGTTTATAGTTTTATATGGTTTATGGTTTTTATGTACAATATAAAATAAATAATAAGTAAAAAAATGAAATAAAACAAATAACAAAAGTAGTTGTATATAATTCATATATTCATCCACACATTAAACTATGGAATCCGACAGTTGTATGGACCAGGACATGTGGGTTGTAAAACGAGATGAGTCTTTGCAGGCGGTGTCCTTTGATAAGATTTTGAACCGTATTAAAAATATTGGCGTACTCGATACGAAAAAATCAAAACTGAATGGCGTGAACTACACGCTACTTGGTATGAAAGTGATTGACCAGTTGCACGACCGTATTCGCACCACCAAAATTGACGAGCTCACCGCTGAGCAGTGCGCAACTATGGCAACCACTCACCCAGATTATTTGACGTTGGCCGGAAGAATCATTGTGTCTAATCACCAAAAACTAACCAGTGCGAACTTCAAACATGTCATACATTTATTGTACAATTACACTGATTCCAACGGAATATGCACGCACTTGGTATCAGATGAAGTGTACCAGTTTGTATGCGAACACGGGGACGCGTTGAATGCTATGATTCAGTATGAACGCGACTTTGAAATCGACTATTTTGGGTTCAAAACCCTTGAACGAGCGTATCTTATGAAAGGGTCGGGCGGTATCATTCTGGAACGTCCGCAGCACATGTGGATGCGGGTAGCATTGGGAATACATGTTCCTAAATCAACGCTGGACGAGTATAGCGACGCATCCAGCCCCGAAAGCGTTCGCGATTGTTTGAACCGAATTCAAGACACGTACTACATGCTGTCCATGAAATATTTTACCCACGCCACGCCCACCTTGTTCAATGCGGGGACTCCACGTTGTCAATTGAGTTCGTGCTATTTGGTGGCGATGGAACAGGACAGCATTGAAGGTATATTCGACACGTTGAAAGAGTGCGCGATTATTTCCAAGTACGCCGGCGGTATTGGGCTGCACGTGCATAATATCCGGTCCACGGGAAGTTTCATTCGTGGCACAGCCGGCGTGTCGAACGGACTTGTACCCATGCTACGCGTGTTCAATAATACAGCCAGGTACATTGACCAGGGCGGAAAACGAAACGGCAGCTTTGCAATTTATCTTGAACCATGGCACCCCGACATTGAAGGTTTTTTGGATATGAAGAAAAACCACGGGGACGAAGAAAGCAAAGCGCGCGACTTGTTTTACGCGCTGTGGATTCCGGATTTGTTCATGCAACGTGTCATGGCAAATGAGTCATGGTGTTTGTTTTGCCCGGATGAATGCCCTGGCTTATACGAATCGCATGGCGAAGCGTTCACGGAACTGTACACGCGATATGAAGCAGCCGGCAAGCAAAAAAAGCGCGTGCAAGCGCGAGACATTTGGTTGAAAGTGCTGGACAGCCAAATGGAAACGGGGACGCCATACTTGCTTTACAAGGATGCTGCAAATGCAAAGTCGAATCAACAAAATTTGGGCACCATTTGCAGCAGCAACTTGTGTGCCGAAATCATTGAGTATTCGGACAAGAATGAAACCGCGGTATGCAACCTGGCCAGCATTGCATTGAACCGGTTTGTATGCTGTCACGGCGACGACGCCGATGGGGGAACCCCCTTCTTTGATTACGAATATTTGCGCAAAGCGGTAGCAACGGTTACGCGGAACTTGAACCGCGTAATTGACATCAACTTTTATCCAACTGCAAAAACCAAAACAAGTAACTTGAAACATCGACCGATTGGTATTGGAGTACAAGGACTTGCCGATGTGTTTTTGATGATGAATGTCGCGTTTTACAGCGAAAAGGCATCTGAATTAAACCGGCTTATTTTCGAAACCATGTATTACGCTGCCCTCGAAACATCCATGCAACTTGCGCGAGAGCGCTATGAAGAAATGGCACGTACCCATGTTGACGGATTTTTGAACAATTTGCCTGAAATCGCCGGCGCGTATGACAGTTTTGAAGGGTCGCCTTCTTCCAAGGGCATCCTGCAGTTTGACATGTGGAACGTGACTCCAACTCCAGGCCGATACGATTGGGACGGTTTGAAAAAGGACATTTGCCGATACGGTACTCGCAATTCGTTGCTTATTGCGCTTATGCCAACAGCGAGCACGTCGCAGATTTTAGGAAACAATGAATGCTTTGAACCGATTACAAGTAACATTTATACCCGTAGAACACTGGCAGGAGAATTCATCATGGTGAACCGGTATTTGATGGCCGACTTGGTAGCACTTGGTGCGTGGAATGAACAAGTGAAGCAGTCCATTGTGAAAAACAAGGGCAGTGTGCAGCACCTGCACATTCCTGGATTTGATGACCATCTGAAAAACAAGTACCGCACGGTTTGGGAAATTCCGATGAAGCACTTGATAGACATGTCTGTGGATAGAGCTCCATTTGTGTGTCAAAGCCAGAGCTTGAACTTGTGGGTGGAGGACCCTAACTACAACTTGCTGACATCAATGCATTTTTACGCCTGGAAAAAAGGATTAAAAACGGGAATATACTATTTAAGGAGAAAGGCAAAACATCAGGCGCAACAATTTACGGTTGCGGCAGATACGAATACGACTACAAGTTCAAATGTAAATGCAAATGTCGAATGTGAATTGTGCTCGGCATAGATTTGGCATATGTAAAATAAAATACTTTTTTTTATGAATTAAATGTATATACATATAATATAAATAAATAGATAAAGTAGACATACTATGTTTTTTGGACTTTCGCGTAAACTGCGCGGTTTAAATCGTCGCAAACGAAAACGTAGCAACAAAACCAAGAATAAATTCCGAACCAAAGAAAATGTACGATTCAAAATAGAAGAAATTGACGAAACGCCTACCACACCCGCTACAAATGCTACAAACACAATAAAAACTATACGCACGGAGTCTTTAACACCCATCGTATTGAGTGAATCACGCACACAAACTCAAATAAAAAAAAAAACAAGAAGCGTAAAATCGCGAACTCCAACACCATATCATCGGTATCATCGAGCATTCAATAGTGAAGACGAAAACTCGCATCCGCATCACCATGTCTCATCTCACCAATTGAATACGAGTGGGGATATCATCTTGTTTTTTATGAACATGTTGACAACTGTGAAACTGTACCACTGGAAAACAATGAATTACGCAACGCATAAAGCGACGGACGAATTGTATGAAGACTTGAACAAGTACGTTGACGAATTTGTTGAAGTACTGATTGGACACAAAGGCGGAGTACGAGCCACGCTTCCGAGGACAAATGTAAAAATATACGATTGTGCGTCAAAAGAAGAATTTACTCGAAAAATTGAAGAATATAAGGATGTTTTAGTAAGATTCACATCCAGATTTGGCGGTAAACAAAATCAAAATAGCGACTTGTTGAACATACGCGATGAAATACTTGGTGCGCTCAATAAAAGTTTGTATGTAATGTCATTCAAATAATATTTTTTTTTTCATATTATAATATATATTACTCTCTCACTGCATCAATCCATCCATCATGATTCGAACAAAACGAATAAAGTATCAAAAACGCAAAGTTTACCGGCGTACAACGCGCGGTGGCCATCCACCAAACAAACCATTACCACCATTACCAAAACCACCTTTGCTTCCAAGCAGTAAACCATTAAAACCATTACCAGAACTGCCAAAGTCAAGACCCAACCTTTTGCCTATTGTTGAACATGTTTCGCCACACCCACCATCACCTTTGTTTAGACGTCATTCTCATTCACATTCACCTCCAAAAAGTAGAAAACCTAGTTTTTTCCGTAAAAAAAGAGGCACTTACACTCGAAAGACACCCTATGGAAAAGCTAAACAACTATTAGAAAAATTAGCAGACGACCAAAAAAGTATAAGTGCTATATTTGCTCGTGGTTCCCATGGAGTTGATGATGCAGCCTTAGAAAGAGAGCTTAAACAATATGAACCTAAACATTAAATAATACATTTGAAATGTATTAGCGTTCATCCGCACGTTGAACACCCTGACCGCGTTGATTGCGCGATATAGTGCAAGTTTCGAATTCCATCAAAAACGGTTGGGGGTCTCGGTTTTGGGTTCAAATTCAAATTCAAATTCAAATTTACAGTTGTTGATATACTTGGTTCATTTCGTATTGAATACGTGAACAACATTTTTTGTTTTATGTTATGCGTATAACATAATTCATTATTATAAAATAAATAATTATGTTATAACTAATAAAAAATATAAACCATGGCATCATCATCGGTTCATCATGAGCAACTTTTAATGGACGAGTTTCGTCGAAATGTCGTAACCTTTTATGAAACAAAAAAGAAATTTGAAGATGGAATAAACCAGATTTTAGAAAGAAAAAAGGCTAGAGGTCAAGTCTTGGATAAAACCCAGCGTAAACAGATTCGTCTTGGCACATGCACCGTATGTGGAAACCCTGGTATGACGTTTTCAAGTACCAAAGATGAACTTCGTATCGAGTGTAATACCAATACCAAATGTAAAGTGAATCAAGTAATTCGACGACCCGTATTTGAAAATATTGAAACTCGAATGAATAATGCAAAGAAAGATGTGGATGCTATCAAAGAAGAAATCATTCATTTAAAGCTAAATTTATTATTTGGTTACGCTTCAAATGATGATACACTGAGCGCCTTCAATAAGTTACAAACGCGTATGAAGAAAGCATTCGATGCATATGACCAGCTGCGAATGCAATACTACGACATTGTTTCAAATAATGAAAAATTGAAACAATTACAAGGCATAAATGACGCAATTTCGGATGCAATTAATGAAATAAAAATGAATTTATCTTCGCCATACACAGGAGCAGCAGCAGCAGGCGCAGTTCAAGACGCCGTGGTTCAAGATACGGTACGTGTTTATACAGACCGTCTGATTAAGTTACTTGAACTACAAGAAAAACTAAAATACTCGATGAGTGAGGTTATACCTGACGAAGACGAAGGCTATGGCAACGACATAAGCGTTTGGCGTAAACGTGTGAATCGCGTACCGCTTTCACCCAGTGACTTCATAATACCATTTCGTATTTCACGTGAAAGTCATAGCGACTAAATATGTTTGCTATTTTGTTTTAAAAAAAAAACACTGAAACGGATTACATGAACATTTCATTTTCGTAAGTGGCATAACGCTTATTGATACTAATTTAAATGCAGTATCTAGTAGTCCAATTGCAGTTGTTTCATCTTCTCCATTCAAACACAGCACAAGCACGCATTTGATAATAAAATAAAGAAAAAACATAATTGCTTCTCCGGATATAGAGACTGTATTATCATGTGATGCCGACGATTCATTGAACAGTGTAATAATATTATAAACCATGTTTAAAAAATGATTCGCATCATTCATATCGATTCGTCCATCTGCCATAATATCTTGAAACGCCTTCTGTAAAATGGTAGTAAGTGTACTACGAGATGCGTCTAACGCAATGTAGTTCCGAATTTTATTCATCTCTGTTTCAGGAATTTTAGCTTGTACTTCGGCATATACCTTACTTATTTCTTGTATTACCATTGTAGGTTGGTTCAACATGTCATTCAGCTTGGCTCGAAGCCCGGGAATATTTAATACAAGATTAAATGTTATATCCTTGACAGTGTTAAAAATCACATTTGTTGTTGTTGTACTAACATTACTATTATCAACTTTCTGTTGCAGTTCTACACTTTTCATAACAATGGACACTACTTTATTTGAATGGTTGTCTGAAACTAGAAGATTAGGAACGCTTGGTGGAACAATTTCGTTTTGATTTTTTACGTATTGGGTCGACATTACTGAAATCTGTTTGTTATATATTTATTTTAGTTGTATATAATATATAATATATATATTGTATATATACTTATATACTCAATGTTCGATTACATTTCGTTCCCAGTCTTTTTAATAAGTCTGGCAGTCGGGTTATTTTACGTTTACGTGATTGCTCCGTCGCCGCATGTTATTGTGGTATATCCAACTCCTGAAAACAGCAAGGAATTTCAATTCAAGGACGGGACAAATAACTGTTTCGAGTACGACCCGGTTGAAGTAAAGTGCCCCAGCAATAACGCGTTTATTAAAGAAATACCGATTCAACGAACAACCGTTTGAATTAAACCAAAATCGTTTAAATAATATACAAATACTATACAAATACTGTACCAATACGATATTTGTATAAATTATAAATAAATTAAAATGTCAAGGACTGTTTTGAGTATTGATGTGGGTATAAAAAATCTCTCGTTTTGCTTATTGCGAATCGGACATGAAATCGAAATTTTGAAATGGAATACCATAAACTTAAATGAACCACCTGCTGCTTCTGCTGCTGTTTCCATGTTGACAGCAACGAAACAACACTGCACAACTAAACTTGGGTGTAAGTTGAAACCATCTTATGCATATCATACTATCGCGGGTATACAGTATACGTGTAAACGACACTATAAATGTACTCCAGAGACTGCATCGCGCCACATTTTCAATGAAAAACCAGCCTACATTTCAAGGATAATGAAATCGTTTACCATGGAAAAACTGAGAGATTTTTGTAAGTCAAAGTCAATAGATATAGATAAAATAAAGACAAAGACTGAATTACGCGAAAAAGCAGCTGAAATATTGAAAGCATCCTACGTGTATCCGATTGAAATCTATGATGCATGTATGAATATGGACCTTGCAGAAAAAAATACAGTTAACTCCCCCCCTATTCCAAGTAAGAGTAGTGCAAGTACGGTATCTCTCGTTTTTGTTGGGTACAATCTTATGAAAGCGTTTGATGCTTTGTTTTATACAACGACGTCAACACCCGATGCGACGCACCATATCGATACCGTGGTGATTGAAAATCAAATAAGCCCAATTGCAAATCGCATGAAAACCGTGCAGGGAATGATTACGCAGTATTTTTTAATGCGCGGTGTTGACAAGTCTAACATCATTTATTATTCATCTGTTCAAAAATTAAAAGTTGCGCCATATCATTTTGTATTTCATACAGAAAACGAAACTGAAAATAGTGATAATGTGGACGACATTCAGACATATGATGAACGTAAAAAAGCAGGGGTTGCATGTGTACGCAAAATACTTTCCGATTCAGACTCCAAATGCAATCCGAAAAAAATATCTGATATTCCAAGCACTCCTAAAACACCAGACAGTCCAGGTAGTCCTAAATTATTTACAATCATGTGTGGTTCATGGTTGCATTTTTTTGAAAGCCATGGTAAAAAAGATGATATGGCAGATTCGTTTTTACAAGGGCTTTCTTATATTATTAAAAATCACAATCACCAAATACAAAAAATATAAAAATTGACTATAGTATGAGTTGGGTTGGTTTGGTTCGATAAAATGAACCTGAACTTAATCATGGAAATGGATATCAGTACCAATTCCGGTATAATAGAGTCGTCGGACTTGTCTATTTCTGATTCGCCTATCGAAGAATCAAGTCCTATCGTGTACTCATGTTCGCAATCTAGCTTGAATATAGGCATACATATAGGTATGTCATATTTGGACCCATGGGAACATATTTTAAATTGCCAACAGATATCAGATATTTATAACAGTAATGACATCGTGATAACGTCAAAACAAATCAAAGAATGTAAAACCACATGGACAGGTCCCGTTACACAACAGTTTGAGCCAAGGTTGCTTGCATACCAAATCACAGCAGATACTCGCCCTGCAATATTTCGAAAGTACGGTATTTCAATTTTACCGGTTCGAAACGGGCAGTACATGTTGACAAAAAATAAAATATATCAGCCGTTGGATTATAGTCCAGTTGAAGTTGTCATGTTAACCGTGGACACCACTTCGCTACTTCTGTCCATTGGAGAAAGCGAGTCTTCGCTCATTGATAGGCTTCGCTACAGCGGAGTATTTGAACGCGAAGAGTTCTTGAATGAACCTATCACACATGGCTCGCTGTTGAATGGTCGACATCGATGCAGCTTTGACATGCAACTGGGAGAAACAAGTTATTCGATAAAAGGGGTTCAGTATGAAATTGATTCATGCTTCGAGTCAGAGAATAAAATACTGATTATCGAGTGTAAAAATACAAACTCGCCGTTTGACTCGTTTAATATTCGTCAGCTGTATTTCCCGTATCGCGAAATCCTTGAAAAAACATTAGGAAAAAAAGAAATCATATGTTTGTTTATTCACAACTGCATGAATGTTGTACATATTTGGAAATATGGATTCGAGGTTTCCGCCAGAATGGACAGCATTGTACTATTAGGACATTATATGTTTAAATTTCCAAATGTCAATGTCAATGTCAATGTTAACAATTCGTAATAAGTACTTCAGTTGTTCGAGTTCCCGGGTCCTTTGAATGAATTGCTCGTTTACAGTTGATTTTTTTCGTATAGTAAGCAGGCGACGGGAACACAGATGTAACCATTTCAACGTCTGCATTGCTCATAAGAAATTTTATATGTTTTGCAGTAAACTGGCTGCAGGTATGAAATAGCTCTTTGTGACATTCAATTCCAAATCCAGAGTAGTTGTATGACACAAACGAAGTTTTATTTTCGGCAGCGTAAGGTGGGTCGATATAAATAAAGTCTCCAGCAGATGTAAGCGTAAGTGCAGTTTGGAATGGGCAGCACGTAAATATTACTGGCTGTATGAGTTGAGAAACTGCATGAACGTGTACTTCGTCAACTGTAAATGGTTGTTTGTAGTGTCCGAATGGTACGTTGAACCCATTAGGCCCTTCGCGATACACCCCTCGAAAACATGTTTTGTTCATGAACAACAGCATAGCGGACGCTGCGGGAGTTGCTCGTTGTTCTTTATTGAGGCAATTAAATCTGAACCGTATCCAGTAGTAGTATGATTCTCGTGCAAGTCTAGCCTCTTGAATTGTTGACGGTTTTCGGTTAATCGGTTCATCATGTCCAGTGTCTTCAGGACATGGACATGCATTATACTCATTTGCAATTGATATAAGTTCGGAAATGAACGTGTCCGGAGACGACTGCACGTTTGTGTAGAACCATATCAAGTCTTGATTCACGTCACTTGCGTATATCTTTCCGCAAACTCGGATGTTGGTAGATGAAAGCATAGCCAAAAGCACGCTTCCTCCTCCAACAAATGGTTCATGATAATTGTTTATTTCCGCGGGAAACAATCGAATAACTTCGTCTATAATTTGTGTTTTTCCACCAACCCATTTCAAAAGTGGTTTTGTGCGAGGTTGATGTACTACGTTTGCCATATACTTGTATGATTACTGAAAACTCGCTAATTATCAATCTGATTCAATTTTTCGAATAAAAAAATAAATAAAGCTATAAAAATAAAAATAGTTTACAACATTCTAAGTGGAGTAAACTATTTAAACATAACCATTTAACATATTAAAGTATTACACGAAAAATCGTATATACGCAACCCACGTTATTATCAAGATACTCGGTTACAATGCAAGACCATAAAAGTAACACTGAAACACTTCCGACGATGACTGAGTTTTCAGTTTGGGAGGACTTGGAAGAAATGAACACGCAACTGCTTCGCGGTATTTACGCGTACAACTTCGAAAAACCAAGCTATATTCAACAAAAGTCGATTATTCCGATATTGCGAGGTAAAGATGTAATTGCCCAAGCGCAGTCCGGAACGGGAAAAACAGGCGCATTTGGAGTTGCAACCCTGCAACGAATCGACCCAGATGCCAAAAAGGATGTGCAAGCGCTTATATTGGCACCAACCCGTGAGCTTGCAAAACAAATTATGGAGGTGGTTACCGGGCTTGGAAGCCAGATGTCAAACTTGAAGGTCCAGCTTTTGATTGGCGGAACGTCCACGGACGAAGATGCAAAGTTTTTGAAAAACGAACAGCCGCAAATCGTGGTTGGATGTCCTGGTAGAGTGTACGACATGATACGACGAAAACATATCAACCCCAAACAAATAAAGTTGTTGGTACTAGATGAAGCCGATGAAATGTTATCGGAAGGGTTCAAGGACCAGATTTACAACATTTTTCAGTACTTACACAATGATGTGCAAGTGTGTTTGTTCAGTGCTACCATGCCGGTTGAACTGCACAATTTGACTGAAAAGTTTATGAGAAACCCGGTAAAAATATTGGTGCAAGCAGAACAGTTGACCTTGGAAGGTATTTGCCAGCACTACATTGCTTTGGATGATGACGAAACAAAATTTGCAACTTTGCAAGACTTGTACAAGACATTGTCCATGTCGCAGTCCATTATTTATTGCAACAGTGTGAAACGCGTGTCAGACCTAACGGAAGCCATGGTGCTCAAAGGGTACCCGGCATGTTGCATTCATAGCGGTATGGACAAAAGTGCCAGAGACGACGCATATGCAAATTTTAAGTGTGGGAAATACAGAGTATTGATTTCATCGGATGTCACTGCGCGCGGAATTGACATTCAACAGGTGAGTATTGTGATTAACTTTGATTTGCCGAGAAGCGTGCACACATACTTGCATCGTATTGGACGGTCAGGCAGGTGGGGGCGAAAAGGAACCGGTATTAGTTTTATTACACCCAGAGATACAAAACAACTCAAAGATATTGAGTCGTTTTATGGAACGGTTATTACGGAACTACCACTGACATTTAAAACGGAATAAGTTGAATACGTTGATAAGTTGAACGTATTATGAGTTTTATTTTATTTATTCACATTTTTACCAATGGGTCACACTGCTTTCCATTGCAAGTAATATTGTTGCTGTAAAGTTGAGCGAAACCGCATGTATTACATGTAAACACTTTAAACCGATTATCTAAAATTTGAAACCCTAATAGAGTTTTTAATTTTGTTCCCATGGTTAGCGTTTTCACGGTGAAGGTGCCTTTTCCGCACTTTGTACATGACAGGGTGTGGTCATTACTTACGTTGGTTGAGTACCGAATTTTAGGACTTACAATTGCGTTTCTTCCTCCGCGTTTGCTTGTTTTAGAACGCACTGAATATTTCCTATACCGGTTTGACTTTGACTTTGATTTTGTTTTTGATTTAGGATACATGTTTACTTATAAAGTATATTGCTAAAAAAATTATAATTTTACAACCATTACAAAATAAAAATGAATTAATATTATATAAACCAAATTTTAATTTCGATTACTTACTAATATTACAATATTATGGCACAAGAACGAGGACTTGAAATGGTTGCCCATTCGGCGATTATTGGTGTAGTTCTTTATTTTATTATGACAATGTTACTTAAGCAGCCCCAGCGGGTGGCAGAAGACAGGTCGGTTGCTATTGCCGGGGTGGTGTTAGTGTACATGGTTGTGTTTGGACACGGCCTTCCAGGTGCAGTTTCGCCTTCTTTTAGATAATCAGTTAAATTTTCATGGATGAATTGTAATTACATTTGAATTGATGTTGTATGAATTCAATTCAAGTATATGTGAGTAAATATATTTTAAATCATTTTGAACCCGGAGGGTAGAAGCGTGGTGATGCCGATAATACGTCCGGACCGCACATTCGTTAGCGTAGCGGTAG